GTTACTGTTAAATTTACTACAGTAAATAATGATACAGTAGGTGGTGTAACTCCAGTAACAGGTGATACTATTTATTCAGGTTCAGCATTTATTGAGAGTGTAGATATGACCGCTGATATGGAGAACCCAGTTACTTACTCAGTTTCTTTCAAAGGAACAGGAGCATTAACTATCGGTACTAACGCATAGTAAAAACAAACCAAACAAACCAAACATATGAGAGGACAATTTGAATTAACTCTTTCCGATGGAAAGAAGATACCGATGCGTTTTTGTACTTGGAGTCTTAAAAGATTCTGTCAATTACAAGGCATAGGGCCTTCCGACATAGGCGAGGCTTTAAGTGGTAAAGATTCACTTGATGCTATTGTTAACTTGATGAAATCGGCTGCTGAATATCCATTATATTCTCAAGGAATCACTCCAAGCTTTACAGAGATGGAAGTGTGTGATTGGATAGATGATATTGGAGGAATGGGTGGACAAAAGTTCCAAGATGTGATGTCAGCACTTGCAGAAAGCATGAATAGCGGTATAGAAGATAAGCCAACAAAGTCAAGTAAAAAAGATGGAGTAAAAAAAAATTAGAGTGGATTGACATAGAAAGATATACAATGGGGGAGTGCAAAGTGCTTCCCCATTTGTTTTGGGAGATGACCATGGCTGAATTAGATTTTGTGTGGTATGGATATAGACATGAAGAAGAGCAAGAGTGGATTAGGACTAGGTGGCAGACAACACTACTAATAAATATTCAGCTACCTAAGGGCAAGAAGGTTAAGCCACAAGAGCTTATTGAATTAGACTGCGATACTCGTAACTTTGTGAAGCAAAGAGTAATGACAGAGGAAGAACTAAAAGAAGTGTTAAATAAATACAAAATCGTTAAACCGATAACTAATGGCAGATAATCAAATAGTTAAGATAGTCTTTGACTTTGATCTAGGTAATGTTCCTGCATCAGCAAAGAAGCTTAGCCAATATTTAAAGGATAATAACTTAGATTTAAAGTTTACAAAGAAGAGTGTAGATGATTTAGCGGCTAGTATGAATCAGCTTTCTACTGCTCAAACAAAAGCAGGTAACGCAGCAGCAGCAGCAGGAAATTCAGTTAAGAAATCAAATATGCAATGGATGAACCTTGCATTAGTTGTTCAAGATTTACCTTATGGTTTTAGGGGCATACAAAATAACTTACCTGCATTATTAGGAGGTATTGCTGGAGTTGGTGGTGCAGCATATTTAGCCTTTTCAGCTATTATAGCTGGTTTGACAATGTGGGATGAGCATAATAGAAAAGTTGCAGCATCTGCAAAAAAAGTAAAAGAAGAACAAGACGCAGTTTTAAGTTCAATATCAAATGAAGCAGTAAAGGTAAATGAGTTAATTATTATTCTTGAAAGCGAAAATGAAACAAGGGATAGAAAAAAAAGGGCTCTAAAAGATTTACAAGCTATAAATCCTGATGTATTTAAAGATTTAAAACTAGAAGGAGATAAAGTAAAAAATTTAAATACGTATTATGATAATTATATACAGAATTTAAAAAATGTAATACTTTTAAAACAATATGAAAAAGATTTAGAAGCACTTATACAAGCTGACTTAAAAACAGGTAAGCCAATAAAAGTAGAAGAGCAAAAGCAATTAAAAAAGACCACTGACCTTTTAAATTTAAATAATACCGCAGTAAAAGATAATATAACTACTGCTAAAGTATCAAATGGTAAGGATCAAAATATTATTAAAGGAATTACTAATTATAATAAAAGACAACAAGAAAAGCTAGACCTATTAGAAAAAATAAAAAAAATATCCCCATCAATATCTTTGACTGGAGGTGGTGTAGAAAAAGCAGATACAAATAAAAAGGAAATAAGTGATAGAGAAAATGCATTAAAAACAATAATCGAAAATGAAAGAAACGCAGCTTTAGAATTATATGATGAAAGAGATAAAGAGCTAAGACAAATAACATCGAAATATAGAGAACAAATAGACTTAGCTACTAGATATGGTAAAGAAACTATAGTTTTAGAAGAAGCATGGAGAGCAGAATTAGCAGCAGTAAGAAAAAAGTGGAATGATAAAGATGCTGCAGAAGAAGAAAAGAATAATAAAGAAAGAATAGCTAAAGGGCAAAAAAATTATCAAGACAGTATAAATGCAGTTAATGAATTTTATAAAAATAAATTAAATCTTGCTACTGGTGATAAGATGGCTCAAATGGGTATATTAAAAGAAGAACAAGCATATTTTGATATTCTTTATGGGTTTAATTTAATTTCTTATGAAGATTATGTAAAAAAGACAGGTGAAATAACAAAGCAACAAATTGGAATAAATAATGCACTTGTAAAATCATCTGCAGAAGCGACATTGCAATTAGGTATGGCAATCATGTCTGCATTAGCTCCTGCATTTGATATGATGGTTGAGAAAGGAGCTAGTATAGGAGAGGCATTAGAATCAGTTTTTACAAACTTATTAAAGCAATTAGCAAAAGTAATAGTAACCGCTGCAATTGCAGTTGCATTAATGGCTGCACTTGGATTAGTGGATTTTGCAGCTATAGGCTCAACATTTAAAATGCTTGTTTCTCAAGGGATGGGATTGCCTAAAATGGGTGCTGGTGCAGGTGGTGGAGTATCTCAGCCACTTACAATGTTTGATGGATTTGCTAATGGCGGTATTATTAGTGGGCCTACATATGGCTTAATGGGAGAGTATCCTGGTGCAAGAACAAACCCTGAAGTAGTAGCTCCTTTAGACAAGCTCAAAGATATGATTGGTGGAGGTGGAGGTGGAACTTTTATGTTAAGAGGACAAGACTTACTTTTGTCTGTAAATAGGGCACAAAAGGCATCAAATCTTAAAGGACAAAATATAAGTTTAGTATAATGGCATACGGATTAAGATATACATTAACTCAAGCACTTCGTAATAGTTCAACATTAGTTGTAAATATTTATGAAAAAGATTACACTTCTAGTGTTAAAACATATCAGCCTACAAGTATATTGTTACAACCTAACTCTAGTCAAGAAGATCCATTAGGTGGGATTATATCATCTCAATTAAATGTTTCTTTTTTAATATCAACTCAAGATGATTATGATAACTTCCCTGATTTACTAAATGCAGATGATAGGAAATATTATGTAGAGTTAGTAAATATTGTAGGAGCAAGTACAAATATAAAATGGAAGGGATTTTTATTCAATGATTACATAAATTTACCATTTACAACAGGTAATCAAGAGGTTAATTTTGTATGTGTAGATGCGTTATCATATTTAAAATATACTACATATAGTGCATTAGAAGGAAACACAAACGGAACAACAAATCTATTAAGTGTATTAAATACGGCATTATATAGCATCGGTTACGATTCTTATACTTACCTATATTCTTGTTGCTCTTATTTTGCAGAAGGGATGATGGATAGGGCGACTTCTACAGATAACGAACCATTCGTACAAACATATCAATTTAGAAGAGATTTTGTAGGGTTAGATTACTTTACAATAGTAGATAATATTGTTAAATCTTTTGGTTGTAGATTATTCCAATATCAAGGTAATTGGTGGATTATGTCTATAAATGAAATGGCTGGTACAACAAACTATTATACAAAATACTTGTTATATACAGTTGTTTATTTAACAGAATCAGGAACGCTAACGGCAGGTATTTCTATTGATCCTTATAGTGAAGGAAATGTGCACTTTATTAATAATAGTCAAACCAAAATAACTAAAAAGGGGTATTCTAGGCTTAAAGTAACAACACCATATTCCTATGCTAAAAACTATATAAACGATGGTGATTTTAAGCAATATATAAACTCTACTACTGCTCCAGTTGGATTTACTGCTACATTATCTGGAACAGGCTCTTTAACTGTTTATGAATATCCAGATGATGAATTTAATGATGTTAGAATACAACAATCAGGCTCAGGTGTAGCATTATTTAAAACAACTGGCGATATAGGTGCTCTTGGTTATTTACCTAAAATGGGCAATTATAATGCAACATTATCTTTTAGATATAATTTATACTCTACATTAGGTTATGGTACTGTAGGAATTTGTTATTTATTTGTAAGATTATTTGTTGGTTCTAATGAATATCGTTTAAATTCAAATGGCGAATGGTCAGATGATGTAAATACATATATTGTAATACCACCATCAGATCCGCTTATTGGAGGCATAAGCGATAGAAGGCCAAGACAATCATATTCTTTAGAGATACCATTTGGTAAAAACACTCTTAATAATGTTGATATAGCAATAGGATATGTAAGCATAAGCTTTTTAGTAAGTACTGCTTCTAGTTTATTTAGATTTAATAATCTATCATTAACTCAATCAAATTCTGTATTTAACGCACTTGAAGTACAAAGAAAATTAGGTACTAATGAAGCTTTATTAAAAGAAATAGACACTCCATACGGAGCAAACTATCCTGAATTAACAGTATCTAATAATGTTGGTTCATTATTTAGCAGCTCATTAGTTAAATTACAAAATTGGTATAGATATGGCAAGGCTGGAACATATAGTACTTTAACACAATTAATATGTAGACAATACTCAAACATATTTAATAAAAACCTTGCTACATTAGAAGGTGATTTAGGTATATCTGAATCTAGTAATACTACCATATATTTGAATAAGAAATATGCAGTAGTGGATTCTGCTACAGATGCCTTAAGTTATAATAATAAAACATTTATGGCCAATAGATTAACTGTAGATAGTTATGGAGATAGAACAACATCATTACAATTATTAGAGATTACAAATACCGATAACGCATCAGTAGAAACAATAAAATACTTAGGCTCTTAAATAACTTTAATTATGGCATCAGTAATCAACGGAACGAATATAGTCTTATACGAATATGATAGCAACGCTATCTATTACTTTAATGGAGGTACTGCACAAGGCACTTTTGATAGTATTGTGTGTAAGGAATTAAGCAGAAGCCAAGTAGCAGGTACTTCAGTTGACTTCACTAAAACAGGAGCAGGTACAATAGCTTCGTTTATTACGGATGCTCTTGATCCTGGTGTAACAACTATACCAGCAGGTACTTGGACTTTTAGTGCTTATTATTCTATTCTAACTGCCTTTGCAGGTGCTCAAGTTCAGTATCAATTATATAAATATAATGGTAGTGTTGCTACCTTATTGTTTACATCGGCAGCAACGACCTTAACAGCCCTAGTAAAGACCTTATATTCTACGGCAATGACAGTTACTGCAACGACTATAAGTGCCACAGATAGGCTTCTAATTAAGGTTATTTACGCAGGTACAACTACTAACCAAATTACCCTTTATACGCAATCAACTAATGAAGCTCAAGTAACTACAACTATACCACTAGGAACTCCAATGGGAGCTTCTACAAGTTGCTCATTTGAGGCATCTACTGAACAAGTAGAAGTAACCTCTCAAACATCAGCTTGGTTTAGGGAGTTTAAAAACGACATTACTTCTTGGACAGTTAATTGTGATGGGTTTATAGCCTTAAGTGGTTACTCCTATCTTGCTTTAATGCAGAAGCAATTAGACAGAGCTTCAATAGATGTTAGATTCTCTATAGACAATGACAATGCAGATGCTAGTGATACCTATGGCTACTCAATAGTAAGTGGTACTGCTAACATTACATCTATTAGCTTAAGTGCTCCTGTAGAGGGTGCATCTACTTATTCATTGGCATTACAAGGAACAGGTGCTTATGCAATAACAGGAACTCAGGTTATAAGTGGAGGTTCATCAGTAACAGTATCATCAATGAATAGTTATTCTTATACGGCAGCAGGTGGTGAAACAACAGTAACCTTTGTAGCTGCAATCGGATCTACTTGTATATCGGTTACAAGAGGTGGTGTAGAGGTTAGAACCATCAATACAAGCGGTACTCCAACAGGTGAGAATGTTACCTTTAATAGTGCCACAGGAGTTATTACCTTTGCAACAGCAAGGGCACTTGAATCAGATGAGTTTATAAGGGCTATTTTCGCATAATAAATTAACTTAATATAGATGAGCAGTCAAATACAAATAACAGGGGAAACAAAGGTTAAAAGTCTTACAGGTGTTTTAGTAGGTACTACAGGGGTGGTAAGCTCATTAAATATTGATGGCTCTTTAGGTATTCCGCAACTTGATGTCAATGGTAAGATATTAGTAAGTCAGTTACCTAACTCGGTAATGGAGTATAAAGGAACTTGGGATGCAAGTACTAACACACCAACCCTTGTAAATGGTACAGGAAATCAAGGAGATGTTTACTTATGTAGTGTAGCAGGAACAGTTAACTTCGGTGCTGGTGCGATATCTTTTGTAGTTTCTGACCAGGTAATTTATTCAGGATCAATATGGCAGAAAGCAAGTGGTACTAACGGAACGGTGACATCTGTTGGCTTATCTACTAATGCAGGTGCAATCACAATAGGCTCTTCGCCTATAACAACAAGTGGTACAATAACTGCTAATTTCAACGGAACAAATTTACAATATGTAAACGGAGCAGGAAACTTAACAACCTTTCCTACTTTAATCACTTCCATAGGTTTATCTATGCCAAGTGCTTTTAGTGTCGCAAATAGCCCCTTAACGGCAAATGGAACGATTGCAGTAACAGGAGCAGGTGTTGCTTCACAATATATCAGGGGAGATGGTACTTTAGCTAGTTTTCCAACAGGAGGTGGTGGCGGTTCTTCGGTTTCGTATTATCTTAACGGAGGAACAAATCAAGGCACATTTGTAGGAAACACTTATTATGAAATGAGTAAAAATGCCGTAATAGGCACAGGAGTAGATTTTACTATAAATGCTAATGGATATATAAGTCAATTTATAACCGATGCTAACGACCCTGCACAATTAGTTATCCCAGCAGGAAATTGGAACTTTGAAATGTATTTTAGTGCATCTTCAGGTGGAGGCTCACCTAGTTTTTATGTAGAACTTTATAAATATAATGGTAGTACTTTTACTTTAATAGCAGATAATTCAGCAAATCCTGAATACATAACTAATGGAACTGCGATTGATTTATATACAACTGCAATTGCAGTACCTGAAACATCATTAACAATTACTGATAGATTAGCTATAAGGGTTTATGTATTACACGCAAGTAAAACAATCACATTACATACTCAAAATTCTCATTTGTGCGAAGTTATAACAACATTTAGTACAGGTATTACTGCATTGAATGGTTTGACTGCTCAAGTTCAGTATTTTCAAGTAGGAACGAGTGGTAGTGATTTCAATATCTCAAGTACAACGGCTACGCATACTTTTAACATTCCTGATGCGAGTGCAACTGCAAGGGGGTTAATTACAACAGGAACTCAAACAATAGGGGGAACAAAGACTTTTTCGGATGC